GGTATAAAAAATCCCCGACTACATAGCCATGGACAAGCACAAAGATATAACCCTTGCAATAATTGCAAGAGGAATCAGCCAACACAACCACTTTTCTAGGCGTTCCATAGCATTACTAACAGAAGCCGGCAGAAATCCGAGTGGTATCGGTCGTCTGCTTGTTCAAGCAATATGTCAAGCTTTTCGTTTCTCATTTTCAAGTACTGAATTTATTCGTTCTTCAGTAAAACCAAAACGGGCGGCAAACTTCTTGAAAGCCCGCATCCTGTTATCCGGAATAAGAGAATACATACTATTAATAGGAGTATTGCTACTCAATGCCTTCTGAACCTGTTTCTTTTTCATGGAATTTATGTATCAAATGTTCAACTTTACTTTTACAGCAATTACACTCACATAGTAATGACTTCGCGTATTCCCATGTCTTTTCAATAATATCATCTCCGATATACTGAATTTCCTCACCATACGGATCTATCCCGAACGCCTGGCAGATATGGGTAGCCATGTGACCACATTCATGCCTCCAAGACTTTGCAAATTCTTTTGAGGACGAAGTGAGGGCAATAACCATTACTGTTTCCCGTGTCCCGAAGTTGGAGTAAGTAACTCCGGTATTCAGGTTGCCGGAGTTTATGTTATCGTATGCAGTACGGAGCATATCACCGTCGCAGCCGATAGAGTGCATATTATCCAGTATCTCTTCTGTATAATATGTATCTACTGCATAATATGCCATGCAGTTCCAGCCATACTTGGGTAATGTAAACCGTTGTCTTATCATTTATCAGAGCATTTCGTCCCACTCTACCGGTTCTCCGGCCGCAATCATTGTCGCATACCACCGCCGCATTGTTGTTCCGTCAGGAGCATCAGGATCATCAATCGTATCTTTTATGTACAGAGCCAAATGCGCTTCATCAGGAATGGATGATTTCAGAAAGTCAGCCTTCCCCATGTTGGCAACATATACATAGTCATACAATACGTTATTTTCAAGTTTTATACCGTAACGAGTAAGCAATTCATCAACTTTCTCTTTTGATATCGGCTCAATACGTTCCTTTTTCCCAGAAGAAGGATTAAGCTTCTTCATCAAAGATACGGCAAATTCACACATTTTCTTATTGAAGTGCCAACCGAAGTTGGACAGATATACCTCCATTTCTTCCGGCCTTCTGTCTCTTATATCCAAAGGTTCTCTTCTCATGATTTTACAAAGTTATAGGGAGTAGAAAGCTCCACTCCCTAATTAAACATTAACGATAACGGGAATAGCGTCCTGTACCGCGCACGCCACGTCTCTCGCCATAGCCACCACGGTCGCCATAACCTCCACGGTCGGAACCACCGCCATAGCCACCACGGTCGCCCATTTCGTCATAGCGTTCATCGTCATCGTCATAATAACGTTCACGTCTTCCCATGCTTTCACCTCCGGAAAGTTCCTCGATGCACTGCATCAGTTTACCACCGTATTTGAGCATCTTTTCAGCATAGTCGGACATTTTCTCGACTTTGCTTTCTGTGATTTCAATTATCTGCATAATTTATTTACTTTTAGGATTGTTACTACCACTTCCCAAAGCCTTGGCAAGCATATCTTTTATATCGGTAAGGGTATTTTCAACACCGGATACCTTTTGTTCAAGAACACCGATTTTTTCTTCCTGTTCTTTTTCTTTAGCCAGTTGAGGATTAAGCTCCCTAAGCATGGAATCACAGGAGGAAATTACCTTCTCGTGATAAGGTACACTTTCTATTACTCCTCGGCTTATTCTCAACATGGATTCCACCTCGGCATTCATTGCTTCCCGGCTTTCCGATACAACAACTCCATTCGCGCCAAAATTGGCTATCGAAAGATTTGCCGGAAGTTGTTTAAAATCAATAGTTTCCTCACCAACCTTAACCGAAACGTCAACAACTGTTTCCATATTTTGGCCATAAGTTTGCCCTGGTACATACTGTCCGTATTTAGGTTGTGGATTACTTACGGAAACAACCTGCCCTACTTTCAATTCAGGGTTTTCCCCTTTTTGAAGGATATAAAATATATTGGATTGTCTTAGACTTTGAAACATAATTTATTAACTCTTTAAGGAGCGGGATTACTCCCACTCCATATTTTACTTTGCCTTTACAGCATTTACGCTTGTCGCTGCCGGTTCTCCATTGCTGGCAGCAGCCGGTGTTGAAGCCGTAAATTCCAGAAAACGTATAACG